CTTTATGCAAACAATAGTGCAAGTGAAAACTTGTACGGTCCTGGATCTGGAGCTGCTACCGGTTTGACCTTAGACATCTTGTCTAATGGTTTTAAACCAAGAAGTGCAAACGCTGAATACAATACTGGCGGAACATACGTATACGCAGCTTTTGCCTCACACCCCTTCAAAAATTCACGCGCACACTAATTAATTATGCTTAAACTAAACAATAAGCCCCTAGCATACGATAGGGCTTTTACACATGCTGATATTCAATATCCAGCAAATTGGCTGCGTTTGTCTTCCCTTAAAGAACGTAATGCGCTTGGTATTACAGAAGTAGCTGATGCTCCCACATGGGATCAACGTTTCTATTGGGGTGTTGATAATCCCAGGCAACTCAACGACAAGACTGAAACAGTTGACGGCGTTGAAGTTAAGACTACTGGCTTAAAGACACAATGGTCTGACACACAGACTGATATTGCAGCTTCATTGCTAGCATCTAGTGATTGGCGTGTCATAAAAGCTAAGGAGACTGGAACTAATATTCCATCTAATTGGAAGACATACCGTGCTGCTATCCGTACAGCATGTAATACACGTCAAACAGAAATCAATGCTGTAGCTGATGTACCAGCTCTTAAGGAGTTGTTATTTGGTGCAGCACAAGTTCAGAAAAAAGATAGTGACGGTAAGCCTGAAGTTGATTCAGACAATAAGCCCGTCATGATTGCAAATCCAGGACTAGCAACAGCCTGGCCTACACCTATTTAATTATGATTACTCTTATCCGTCCAATCCTATTCTCATTTATGAAGTCAGAGAAGGTTAAATTCCTTATCCTTGATTTGTTGAAAGCATATGTCAAGTCAACAGACAATGACATCGACGACAAGATCGTTGCGTTTGTTCGTGACGGTTTGTTTCCTAACAAATAATGGAATGGGAAGCAATTGCACCAATACCTGTCTTCCCTTACCTAGAGCTGCCTGCAGCACCTAATTTACCTGGTCCAATACTAGAAGTACCTAAAGCGGATTTACCATCCTATAAGCCGCTTGTGGTGCCTCCTAGTGCGCTTAGACCACCACCCGGTATTAAAGGGTTTGATAGCAATGAATTTGATGAAGCACCACAGACTACTAAGCCTAGTGCTACACCAGCTGCACCTATCGTACCTAATATAAAACCTTATGTTCCACCAGAAGCTCAGATCGTAGGTATCCCATTTACGGACATTGAAGTCCCGATGCCTACAACAACGATCATGACTACTGCAGCTACTACTGCATTTATTTCAGTAGCTGCCACATTAATAGGACAATCATTATTTAAATACTTAGTTTCATTATTTAAACCTATTATAAAACTACTATGGAGCAAGTTACAGAAAAAGAAGGCGGAACCAAACCAAAAAACTTCTTAGCTAAGGTAAAGGAAAATACAGAAGACGAGATTCAAATCTTAGGTACTTTTGTACGTTTAGGTGTAGTGGTATGGAGTGGTTTTATTATTACTCTTAACTACGTTGAACTACCAATGTTTAAAAAAAGTGTTGGTGGGGATATAACTTTCCCAGCTTCTATTTTTACAGGTGCACTTGCTACATTCGGTCTATCTACATCTAATAATAAGTCCAACAGTAAATCCTCTGATCCTAAAAAGAAAGAAGAATGAAACGCTTACTCGTACTTTTAATGTTGGCTAGCCCAGCTACAGCACAAGTGACTCCTAATTTTACACAGGGGTCAATGCAATCAACCACTACATCTACCATTGATATTAGCCGCACAATTGCAACAAATGTCCTTGGTGGTGCTTATACATCATGGTCAGGAACAAACATAACTCCAAGCGCAGACGTAGCTGGTGCTGGAACCAAGTTTTCAGTAACAACTGCTGGCGCTCCATTTCAACTAGAAGTGGTAACAAGAGCAGCAGGCAAGATTCAAGACAGCCTCGTAACAGAAACAATCAAGCAGGTTACAAATACTACCTCCTTGTCTGTCTTCTCTCAATAACTTCTTACGTAACACCTGCCTACGCAGAAGATCCTAAAGTTCAAAATACATCAAATCCTGTGGCAGCCGCTACAGGTAACGTAACTAATCAGGCGGTGCAGTTCCAAAACAATGGTGCACCGTCAAGGCAATACTTCAGTGGTAATAATAGCTGTAATGGTACAACCATGCAGTTCTCACCATTTTATATGGGTAACGATACAACCCCTATGAATCCTGAAGGTTACGTCAAAAGTAATAACTGGGGAGCACAGGTTAGCTTCTCAGTGCCGTTAGATGGCGGCATGATCGAAACCTGTAAAGGTATCGCCCGTAAACACGAACAAAAGATGCGCCTTGACTATGAATTAGTTAGAGCGTTGAAATGTACAGAGATCATGAAAACTGGTTTTACCTTTAGACCTGGCTCACGTGTTGAAATCCTATGTAATGACATCGTACCAATAGTCGCACTTGAATAAATGGAAACAATAGTGTCTGTTGTCATCGCAGTTGTTGCAGGTGGCGCAGCTATAAACAATAGACTACACAACCGAATAAACAATGTACATGACCGTATTAGCAGTCTCGACAGACGAATAGATACCATTGAATTGAGTGTAGCTCAAGACTATGTATCCAAAGCTGACTTAGCAGTAATGGTGCAACGTATGGAAGACCATATGGTACGCATCGAAAACAAATTAGATCAAATCGTATTGAGGAATTAATGACTTACCAATTAGTAGACGTAACACGCGGTAAAGTACTGCAAGAGTTCAGCACTCAAGAAGACGGTGAAAAAGCATTGCGTAGGCAATCTACAGATAACTTTATCCGTTTGGAATTAGTAGAAACTGCTAAACCTAAAGCTAAAAAAACTAAGAAATCTAATGAAGAATAAAGCTTCGGAAGAACAATTTAACGAATTACATAACTTAGTTACTACAGAGTTTTTGAACCGTGTTAAATCCGGTGAAGCCTCTACACAAGACTTGAAAGCAGCTTGTGATTGGCTAGCTAAAAATGATATTAGTGGTGTCGCCTTTGAAGGTAGCCCACTAGATAAGCTAGTTAGTATTATGCCAACTGTTGATCCTGAACTTGTACAACGGAGACTCTATGGCTCGAAGCTCTAAACATAGCGGACCTAAATACGCTAATGGTAATTATAAATCATATCAAAAGAAATATGATTCAAGTTCATTACAGATCTCTAAACGATCTTCATTAAATAAAGAAAACCGTAAACGTGGAACCTACGGTAACGGTGATGGCAAGGATGTATCCCATAAGAAAAATGGAAAAACATTCCTCGAAGCAGCATCAAAAAACAGAGCACGTAAAGGACGCGCATGACCCCATTACTTCCTACCCCTAAAGATTACCTCTACAACTTAATAGCCATGACCTCACCAGAAGCTAAGCGTCTGTGGAGGCGCTCTATTAAGGAACACTTTGACCATACTTGTATCTATTGCGGAAAAACCTATGACCTTAGTCAATTATCTATCGATCATGTTCATCCTCGCGCTCGTGGCGGAGAAGATGTCGCAACAAATGTTGTATGCGCCTGTACCAGATGTAATCAGGATAAAGGAAGTACACCCGTCCTTAGTTGGATGAGAGACAGATTTGGAGTTAATAGACTCCGTGAAAAACTAATTATGGAGTATATTAATTAATGGCTGGAAGATACGAAACAAAATTAAATGCTGATCGGCAAAAGTTAAAAAAAAGTATTGAAGATTTAAATACACGGCGTTCTAATACTTCTGATTCAAAACAAAAAAGACGTTTAAATACTCAAATTAAAAGCAAAACTCGCCAGTTAAACGATCTTAATCAAAGATCTTCTGGTATGCGTACTGGTATTGATCCTAAAGGTGGTTTAAAAAAACGTATCCCTACACAACCTACACAACAAGCACACCACTATGGTA